GCCAGCATGACCACGTTCATTACTGTTTACATAGTCAGTAACTTCATCTGCTAACTTGATTTGAAAAACTTTAAACATATTACAACTCCTACCTTGTTTTGTTAATATACATACTATTATACGTCTTTTGGAGTCAATGTCAAGTTTTTTACCAAGAAAAATGGTAATTATTTTATGTTTTAGATGCTTGTTCTAGAAGGGTTTTAAGAATAGTGTTATATTATAACACATTTATTAGGTACTTTGTACCTTTTTCAACTGCGGAATTCATTCATTTCATTCATTTCATTACTTGTTGAAAACATTTTTTAAACTGCTATCATGTATGTTGAAGTCATAATTCTCCTTATGCAAGGAGAACAATGATTTGCCATCATGTGATGCGTCATCATTTCCATCTCGGGTGCTATTAGGAGCCAGTGAGCTTTTTGCCCCTTTACACTACCGTCTCGAATCTCACGGGAGTCTGTATAACTTGAGGAATTCATTATACTAGACTTATAGGTTGCTTTTTCTCAGAGCCTAAATTCTTTTAATACCATAAAGTTGTTTGTATCTTGCCTATCACAATCCAGAATCTGGCGCCGTATGGAACCTCAAGGATACCGATTTCATCAGCCTCGGTTGGGCGGTGTGATGCCTTATGTTTGCCTATGTTAGTTTGACTTGGTGTCTATTGTGTTACTCAATAGATAGTTATCTACCTTTCATGGATTCACGTAAAATTTCTGATCCACCTATACGACAATTGATGATTCCATTGTAGTAATCATCTCTCAAAAGAACTTCTCTATCAAACTGTTCCTTTGCTTCTAAGTAACTCATTACACCTCTAGATTCACAGAAGTGAATGATTTCTCTGGTGAATTGGTCTTCACCGAGTTTTTCAACATCTTCTTGGAGTAGGTCAGAACTTCCCCAGTAGGTTCTCCAATCGCTTTCTTTTTTGCCACGTCTTTTATTTTTTCTTCCTTTGAGTGGCGGCTTTGTTGTTTTGAATTTTGCAAGTTTTTTCCCAATGTACTTTTTGCCATTGGTGGTATTCGTGATAATATAAACAAACCCTTCATACTGATCCGGGATAGCATCTATCTTTTCTCCTTCATATGTCCAATCTGCACTCATCTACATGTCCAACTGTGAACGTATTTATTTTCATCCAACGGAGATATGTCCACATTCTTATCCAATAATTCTCCTAAAGGCAAACTGCCTATTGCCAATCTTTTATCTCCCCACTTGTATGGCATTTTATTTTCTATCTTTCTGTAAAAGTTTAATAAGTCTAACATAAACACATCAATATGTATTCGTTGTTGGAACCTACCAGGCCCTAAATAACATACCAAATAGTTTGCTAATAAGTTAGTTGGTATTATTTGTTCTGCAGGAATATCGGTATCATTGTCTAACATTAACTCTACTAAGTGTTTGCCTACATGTGGGTAACCCATATACAATACACCATAGTTTTTTTGTAGTGTAAAACGCTCGTAGGCGTCGTCTAACAACGGTTCACCATCATCTCTACATGCTAGGTTAATTCTTTTTTCGCCTGCCGCTTTGAGCAAGTCTTCTTTATGGTGTATATGAATATTTAGGTCCCAAAGAAGTCTTTGCTTTTCTGTATTCGGGTACATACTTTCATAACGTGCAAAGTCTTCGTGTAATTTGTTAAGGTCATTATTGCTTTCTATAACTTTTAAATCTACAAGTTTTGTGACGACAGAATTTATCTTTGCATCTATATCTTCAATGGTTTCGCCAAAGTTATAAAATTCAGTTCTACTTACTAACTCATTCTTTTGTGTTTGTAGTCGTTTGAATAACTGCTTACTTTCTGGATTGTTATATAGTTTATATGATAATGTAAACTCTTTGTTTTTACCAAAGTGTAAGTCTAAAATCATGTTTTAACTTTAAATCTATATACATCTGAATCTGCGTCTACTATTTCGATATCATTTGAATACGATGTAAAGCCTCCCTCTTTAACAACATACAATACACTATTAACTCTGCCTTGTAGTTCTTCTTTATGTGAAATAAGGAAAACATTTTTATTTGATTCGCGACCCATCTTCTTGAGAACTGCTAGAGCATTTTCTACACCAGTTGTATCCATGCCACTATCTACAAGTTCATCTATGCACATTAGATTCATTGGCTGATTAAGACTTTCAAATATATCTCTAAAAGCCCAACTCATACCAAGTATCAATCTGTTTCTTTCACCCCTACTTAGATTATCAAAGTCTAAGTCTCTACCATATTCTGTAATGTCTACAGACAAGTCGCTATTAAATTTAACATCATGCGGTAGTCCTAATTTGTCTAAGTAATGACTTAATCTATAATTTAAGTATTGTAAGTTTTGGTCAATAATTTTCTTTCTTATAAAACTGTCTTTGCTTGTTAATAACTTATACAAAAACTCTTGGTGCTCTTTTAAATATGTTAAGTCATTAATCAAGTCGTAATTTATATCTTCTATTCCAGTATCTTTAAGTTGGACAACTTGTTCAGTGTAAGGATTTTCTTCTTTGCTTTTTTCACCAATTTGTGTTGTTAAAGTTTCAACATTATGCATGTGTCCTAATGCATCTTCCATAGAAGAATAAAAAGTTATAGGAGTTTCAGGTAACTCACCAAACTCTGCTATCTGTTCTTGTAAACCATCTATTTTTAACGTAACTTCATCTAAGTGTTTTTGTTCTTTTTCTTTGTCTTCAATTAATTCTTTTGTATATACATCATGTGTATCTAAGTGTGCAGTTTCTTGTCCACATGCTGGGCACACACCTTCGTCTGCTTTTACTAAATTTGCTTCTAAAGTTTGTATTGTCTTTTCACTTCTACCACTGCTAGTGGTTAAAATACTTAACTCGTTTTCTAACCCTTGTACTTTCTGATATTGCTGAGTTATATCTGTAGTTTTTCTATGGTTATCAAGTTCCATAGTTATGTCTGTTTCTTGTAGTGTGTCTAGCGAACTTTGTAATTCGTTTATCTTTTGATTATGTTGATTGGCCCATGCTTTTGCTTTGAGCTCAATATCAGCAACATTTTTTTCTACTCTACTGTTTGCACTTTTAACTGCTTTAATTCTTAGTTCTTCTTCTTTAATGCTATCCCTAGTATTTTTTAGAAGTTCTTTTAGTACATCTGCTTTTTGACTTATTTCTGTTATGCCCAACAACTGCTCAATCATATCTCGTTGGTCATTTGTTTTCATACTTAAGAAAGGTTCAGTGTATGTGTTAAGAGCAATTAAATGCTTAAACATATTATGCGGGAAACCAATAATCTTTTCTATTTCTTTTTGTGTTTCTCGGCTGTCACCTTGTTGTTCATTATCGCCTGGCTCTACACCATCAATATAAAACTTTAATACATTAGGACGTCTTCCTCTTTCTATTCTGTACTCAGTTCCGCTGATTTCAAAATCAACAGTAGTCATCATACCTTTGCCGTTAGTTTTGTTTATGAGATTATCTTTACGAATATTAGTTAATGCTTCACCATACAATGCAAAACTTAATGCATTAATAATAGTAGTCTTACCTGTACCGTTTCTACTACCATCTCCGCCTAAGTCTAAATTATGTCCTAATACAAGTGTAAGTGAGTCTGTATCAAAACCCACAGCCTGAGTATTATTACCAACACTCATAAAGTTTTTTGCAGTTACATTTTTTATCTTAAGCATTATATTACAATGTCTCTATAAATTTCAATCAATTTTTCTTTTTCAACAGTCGGACTTTCTATTGTATCTAACTGCGATATTACTATTTGGTCAACACTTTCAAATTCTATTTCAGTACCTTCATAAATCTCATCTTCTTCTTTAACTGGAATAAGTTGTAGTTCTCTAACTTGATATTGCTCAGCAAAAGTTTCTCTAATAAAGTTTGCCTCTTCGTAACTAATACCAACATCTAATTTTATTCTAGCATGAGTACATTCATCTAAATATTTGCCTGGGTCTTCTAATAACTGTCGTAATCCCATCATTATATATTTTGGACATTTATCCCAATTAACATACATAGGCTCTTCGTCCCATGTTAAAAACATAGCACCTCTTTCATTATCACTAACGTCTGCATAATTGTGTGGGAAAGCATTACCAATGTAATGTATGTTGCCTTTATATTGTCTTTTGTGGAAATGTCCACTAAACACATATTCAGGATTTGATAAATGTTGTGCCGTTATGCCACCATGGTCTGGCATTTCTACCATTGCATTCATTTTAAAGTAAGGCAACTCAAAATGACCAAACATATATTTGCAATCTAACTTGTTAAGACTTTTGTGTTCATCTCCAACAAGCCAAGGTATAATAGCAACACCATCTTTACAGAAGTGTTCATCTACCATAACAAAGTTCTCTAAATCTCTAGCAAACTCGATACTGTTAAGGTCACGTTTTTCTCTATAATATAAATCATGATTACCAGTTATAAAATAAACTGTTTCAAAC